CATTTGAATAAAAAATAAGTAAGACCATCAGGGAAATGGTGGAGTTACTATTTCTCGTCACCCTTAGACGAGATATGAGAGACTGTTATTTAATGACGCTGTTTAGTCTCGGTAAGGCGTCATGAAAAAAAGATTAAGAAATTTACATTGCTTAACCTTTGATGTATTTATAATAGGGGAAACCGTACAGTTTGTCAAGACCCCTGTGACAGTGGTTAGTTTGGCACAGTTGCGGGGATCATCATCCCACCACCTTGATCATCGTCATCATCATGAACATCTTCAGTCAATAGGGATGCAAAAATAAACCCTCCTATAAGAGATGCTGCAATGACTAACACGTCGTTCACCAGATACCAGGGATGATTTGACCCGTGGTGAGATAAGCACCGACCGCTGCAACGAAACCAATCATAGCAAAGCGAGCGTTGAGGACTTCTGCCTCAGGTGTGAAACCAAATTTCATTTGTTTTTCTCCTGTGTTTTGTTAATGATGATGATCTTTTGACCATCGTGGGTAAATTGTAACTCATCGTCAGGATCCCACAGTAGCTCTTCATACAAATCGTCGAGCTTCTGAATGTCCTTCCAAAGGGCATCGGGATCAGGCATGATGTTGTTTGAGATCGGGGTTTGCTTGGGAAGGAACAATAGGATCGCGAGAGCGATTCTTGATTACAATGAAAGCATCTTTGTTATACTTCCTGGTTCCTTTTACTGGTGCCCACTTGGTACCAGCACCATCAATCATATAGACAGAGGTGCCACCAATCTCAAGTTGAATGTCGTCGTTAGGATCCCATCCAAGTGTTTGGATAGTTTCCCAAAGGTCTTCTTGTGTAAACTTCATCAATAGGTTTCAGAAAGTTGTTCCACAGAATACCCCAAAAGAACGAAAAACGCAACCGTGCTGACCGTAAAAATCAGTTCTGCCATCAGAAGATACCGAAGAACAGTTTGCCAGTGATGGCATATGACAGAGCACCAGAGATGATACCCATCATTGCCCAACGACCATTGTACATCTCACGATATTGCATTGGCGAGAAGAGACCCTTGCGATTGTAGTCCTCTACAACCATCTCAGGTTCCTTAGCAAAGATATTTTGTTGTCCGTATTCGTTTGTTGTGACAGTCATGGTTGTGTGTGACGTTTTGTAACATAATTATATAGTAAACCTAAAGGTCTGTCAAGCCCTTTGTGTCAGGGTGAACAAACAGAAAAAGTCTATATACTATAGTGTATGTCATAGGTAAATGAAGAAACTGTCATTTCTATTGCTGCTAGCATCGTTCGCTGGATCGGCGGCATATGCAGACAGCATTCATAAGATCCAATCGAGTGTCCAACTCACTGTAAACTCTGCGGCAACGCAGGCAACCAGAATCGGAAACTCATACTCCATCTCTGGTAACAATGTAAGTACATCTGACGGTACTAACAGCGGTGCTATCACTACTGGTGCTATCACCAGTGGCATCTACGATCCTGGTACTATCACTGCCACTCAAGCAACCGCAGGCGAAGCATTCTCCTTCAGCGCAAGTTATACCGAAGCTGATGCTGTATTGACCACTGCTCCTACTGTAGGTGCTGTCAGTGCGTTCTCCAATCAGACTTCTAATGCTGCTGGCACTGCGGGTACTCTAGCAGGTACTATTGATACCTCAGGTACCATGGCGTTGACGGCTGGTGGAGCTGGTACATCTGCTACAGGACAATTCGTGACCGAGTTGACTATTAAGTGAGTGATCCTCGTGATGACGATTTTTGGAAAGACAACTTGGAGTATTGCGACGAGTGCGGTGGTAATCCTGCTTACAGGTGCCACCGCCCAGGCAGTCCCCGTTGTCCCAAATTTCAGCCAGGGGTCCATGACGAGTTCGACAACCACCCGATCCACAGTGAACGAGGTGATAAACTCGATGGACTACAACACAGGGTACCAATTCAGCGTTTCAGGAAGTGGCGTTGAGGTTATAGATAATAAGAGCATTTCTCCTAATACTACAGGGATAAGTGCATCCGTTAATGGGAATACTACAACATGGACAGGAGTGGGATCAAGACCAGACTTCAAACAGTCGGTACCAGGAGCAGCGTTCCAGTACACAGAGACGTACATGGGACCAGGGCTCAGCAATCATACGATCATCCAAAGAGAGACAATCATAGAAAGCACAACAGAAACTACAAGCGTCTTTACGCAGTAATCGTAGCACTGTTCTGTGCCACACCAGCACACGCCGAGACAGTTGGCGGTGTGTCTGCTACTGCAGCGCCCGTGGCGAATAGTTCAGGCTCAGTGACCAATCAAGCTATCCAGGTTTTACAGGGTCCATACGTGACCTCTTCTTACGGGGACGGAATCCAGTGTCAGGGTAGTACCCTAAACATTACTCCGTATGTAACTACATCAGGTAACTTTCAACGTCCCTATGAAGATTACTGGGACAGTCCTGTGTATGACATGAGAGATCTCGATGAGGATGGAGCACCAGATAATCCTGGCTCCATATTATACCATGTTCCGACAAGAACTGGACAGAAAGAAATATATAACATCGGTGTAGGTTTCTCTGCTACATGGTCTATACCATTAGACAAAGAACAGATTGTATTGTGTAAGGAAGCAGCAAAGAATCACAATGCTTATAGAGCACAACTGCTTGCCAATAAGAGATTAGATTTTGAGTTAGCCCGTCTTAAAAATTGTGGGCAGTTGTTAAAGGAAGGAATCCGCTTTCATCCACAAAGTAGATACGCTAGGGTATGTGCAGACGTGGTTGTACAGAACGTAACTCACATCAAACCACACGTTCATACTATTCCCGCCCCTTCAAGACGCGAACAGCCTTATTCCGAGAACGCTGCTGACCTCGGCGCTCCCTTAAAGAGTAGACCTTAATCTTCTTACCAATCATCTTCTGGACTTTCGTCACCACTTTCTTGATCGTTGGTTTGATTAGTTTCAACAAAAGATCTGCCAACGGTTTCGCCAACAGTGCTGAGGTAGCTGCAACCACAGCGATAGATGCTGTTGTGGTGACCGTTGAGACTGGTGGTAAATATTCTTCTACCCAATCTGTATCAGGAACTTCTTCCACCGTCTCTTCTGTCACTGCGGTGACAGGATCTGTCTTTGGAATCTCTGGTGTCTTTGGAGCAGGCGTCTCAGGTGGTCCAGGTACCTTAGGTACAGGAGAACTCTGCTCGAACGTCATGTTCTCAGGTTCATACTGAATAGGATTGAACGAGGGAACAGATCCGTCACAGAAAATCTTTGCGCCTTTAGGATCGTCACTTACGATTGTATCGTTCTTGTCACTCTTCTCATGAGCAGTGACACATCCAGGTAAGTTAACGACAGGTGTTCCTATCAGTGTTGTGACAGGAACAGTTCTAGGAATCGTATTAGGAACTTGGACATCCCAGATTTGTGTCTCTGGAATACTGATGTTTCTAATTTGAACATTGATATCAGGGATTGGATCCATAGTCTCTGTATTCACCTAGCATATCTAATACACGATTCAGCATCTGCTGTGCCCCATCGTGGTAGTCAGCATTTTTACTATACCAAGAACCATCATACAGTTCGTTCTTCATCTTAAGGATGCGAACTTCCAATTCATCTTTACGAATAATCATATTTCTAGGCATCAGAGACCAGGCATTCCTGGCATACTAGCACCACCAGGCACAGCACCGCCAGTTGTGTTAGGAAGTTCTGGCATTGCTGCATCCAGCATACCAGGAAGAGCATTGGTGATTGCTTCAGTAGCAGCTTTAGTTACCTTTGCTTTTGCATTTTCGATCATAGCATCTTTGTTAAGATAAACATAGACACCACCACCAACAATGGCAGCAGATAAAGCAAAAGACGACACTGCGAGTACATTGATTAGTTTTTGCATGATTATACTTTCGGTTGAGTTTCTTCTTTCTTTCCAATCTCAGGCGCTTTCTTTGGAGCACTGCCATTTCTAGCAGGAGACAATCCAAACGCAGCTAAAGATCCACTGAACACCGAGGCAATGAAGGTAGGATCAAAATCTAGAATCTTTTGACCGTTGGGTAAGCGAACGTAACTAAATGTAAGAAGGGATGCAGACCAAATGAGGACTACAACTTTCACTAAATTACCAAGAACTTCACTCTTATCTTCATCGTTATCCTTCTCTACATTTACGTCCTTTTTAATTTCAGACATAAAAATAGCGGAGCTATTAGGCTCCACTATTTAGAAGGTCAAACATGCACGCCACTTGTTTTTGTGAGAAACAAGAAACTCCAGGGGTCGTGTAGACCATCCCGACCAGGGTTGTTAACGTGTCTCCATCACGGGCATATACGGGGATGACTCCACCAGGTCAAGTTTTACGTCATTCCGAGACGATCGTCTCCTGCAAGTCCTCAAGGTATGCCTGTTTGGATCCCTTGATAGCATCCCAGTCGTCGTTAAGAGCAGCGTTAATATACTTCATGATGATAGTAGTATCTTCGCCGTTCTTCTCCATCCATTCTACCATATCTGGGTAGTTATTACCAGCAAATACACCTTCATACTTTGATGACGTTGCTTTGTTGAAGGTGGATACAAGGGACTTGTCCCATGCATAAAGCAGGTTCAGCACACCAGATTCTTGCTGATAGATAACACCATCAATGACTGCCCACTGAGCATCCCACTTTTTATTGTGTTTGGATTCAGGATTAGTTTCCTTTGCATTCCAGTATGCAGACAACTCATTGATCTTAGCATTAATTTTCAATGGGTCAGCAACAAAGACAACTGTCTTGTCAATGCCACCCAGGTTAATCCTGGTCTTGTCACCCTTGATTGTATAACGCTTAGGTAACAGCATACCACCGAAGAGTTTGGTGGTAGAGTATCCTGTCATATCCTCATAGAACACTGCAGTGCCACGGATGAATACCAATGGCACTCTACTGTTCCTGATCAATGTGTAATGAATTTGAGACTGTCTAGTAGATGGCAGATACTGTACCATCTTATGTCCACCCTTACCACACCATTGCTGGATGGTCTTCCTCGCTTGGGCGTTAGTGCCAATGTAATGCACTACCGCTTTCTTACCAGGAAAACCCTTATCGAATGTTCTCAGTGCAGTCGTTGCTGTCTTTACGGCAGAATCATGCTCTACCTTCACAACAATATGTGGTTGCCAGTCCATGTACACAAAGCTTTTTAGTTATTTAGGACACGACATCGCGAACGTAGCAGGGTACACGGTCAGGGTCCAACCACTTGGTGTACTCGAAGTCTTCGATGGCATAGTCAAGTTGAACAGAATTGTCAAGCAGATACATGTCTTTGTATCGCTTCATCCACTCGTCAAACTTCTGGATGCGATAGTCAGGCATACCATTGAGTTCGATAGTACCACGTCGAATGTAGCGATAAGGATAGCGCTCAAGAATAACCTCAGTCTTAGGAGGCTTCGTCGTGTTGGGTGTAGAGGGCAAGGTCATCGTCGTCAAATTTAATTTTGGATGGGTCTGCTGGGACCATCATTACTTTACTACCATCTGGTCGAACAATGCAATAGACAGTGCCACTTTCTGTACTGTCCACCAGTTCGTCCAGACGATCTTGTGCCTCTGCTTCTGTGATCTCAATAATTTCCATATTCCTTAGCGGAAATCGGGTCGATAGGATTTGAACCTACGACATCTCGCTCCCAAAGCGAACGCTCTACCAAACTGAGCTACGACCCGTGTTTGTATATTATATCATTTATTGTGGCACTAGCCAAGTAGAACCATCGGTCTTGTCATCACTTCCAGTGATAGTAATTCTTCTGTCTGCAACATCACATGTAGTATCATACTTAGGACCAAGATATGGTACGGGTTGTTCTGCTATTTCTTTATAGAATCTAAGATCATAGACTTTTGCTTGTGTCCCGTGCCTAGGTAAATTCCTAGGACGGTAGTCCCAGATGTTAAACATCAATGTCATCCTACCCTTGTTAGGTGGAAATACTGCGTGTAGATATCTAGAATCAAAGTCTAAAAGTTTTCCATCATCAGGATTAGATACTACAATCTCTGTTGGTGGGAACGTTTTCACCTCATTAGGATACTTACCAGTCTGTGAATTAAGAATGATAGTAGGACTGAGGTTTGGATCTCTGATGTAAGTGATAGTAGATCTCAAAGGATACTTCATCGTACCCTCACTCTGACGATAGGTTTCATCATGGTCAGAGTGAAATCCAATACCCCTGTCCTCAGTAGTGAAGACATGAAACCACCACTCAAATCCTTGAGCAGTAGGATACTTCTCCTCATAGTACATCGAGTAGCAATCTTGAATATACTTCTCAATAGTATTCTCAGGTTCGTCGTATCTACCAATCCAATGGTTACCCAGAAGAGGGTAGAACATTTTGATCTCCCTCTCTAGTCTGCCAACAGACCATCCATCGATTACAAGTGGATATGAATTTACGTTCATTTGATGTCAACGTCTCGTAATTTAGTGCGTCGTTTCTTTGGGTTCTCTTTCCCTACACCTAGGTCTTTCTCTTCTTTAACTGTGATCTGTTCTACTAGTGTCAGATCATATGCACCAATCAAGGTGCCACACACATGTG